GTTAGATCTACGTCTAAAGATATCAAAGTTTTTATGATAGATCATAGCAACACCAGCATTCATAAGATAAGAAACTAATGCAGTTTCATTTAAATTATAATCACCATGTTTAGGGTCTTTAACAATGCAATTAGATGCATCGATAAATACTTTAATTTTACCACGATCTTTGCCTTTCATTTCTTTAGCACAGAATACTTTGAAAGTTCTAGGCAATGGAGTATCGCAGTCTAATAATACAGTATTATTAGAATTAAGGATACGCAATAATGCTTCGTCAGTTCTTTGACGTTTGAGATCTAAAATTACACCTTTGAATTCTTCAGTAGCTTTATCAATCAAAGGATCAGTCATAATAGCATCCAATAAGAGTTTTTGATATTTTGGATACTGTTTATAAAAGTAAGAGTCAGAGTAGGATTTAAGTTCCTTCATGAGTTTTGTTTCCTCCTATCAGATATTTTAAGTAGTTATTTTAATGTCCCTGCAGTAAATAAGCCCATTCCGTATATGATAAAATACGATACCTTAGACTTGTTATTAAGTGATATAGAAAGGGGTAAAATTAAATGCAATTACAAGATATTTTAGATCTTCATGTAGAAATGAATTCTAGTGATAGATATACATACAATGGAAAGAATGTACCAAGAGTAACAGAAGTACTTTCTAAAATGATTAGTGAAGAGAAGTTAATGAGTTGGGCCAATAGTCTTGGGTTTAAACACCAAAGATATAAAGATGTATTATCTAAGGCAGCTGTATTTGGTACTAAGATCCATCATGGTATAGAATGTTTTTTAAAAGGTGAAAAGGTTCCAGAAGATACTCCATCAATTTGTTTTAAAGCATTTCAAGAATGGTGGAAGATAATTGAAACTACTGACTATGAAATCATTGGTCAAGAACAAAAATTGGTATGTGAATGGTATGGTGGAACTTATGATTGCCTTATGAAGATAAATGGTAAATTATATCTCATAGACTTCAAAACTTCTAATCATGTTACTTATAAATACTATCTCCAATTAGCAGCTTATTCCAAGGTTCTAAGAGAGAAAGAAAATATAAATATAGATGGAGTACTTATTCTTCAACTAAATAAATATCAACCTAAATACAAGGAATATATTTTAGACTTATCTATTCCAGAGCATAAAGAGTATTTCAATCTATGTGAAAGAACTTTTGAGTCTATATTATATAGCTACTATCATATTCATTACCTTGAGGAGAATTTTAATGATCTTGCCAAGAAACTTCATAAGCTCCAACCACAAAGTGCATGATAAGTATGATCCATTAAATATCTTTGAGGACTTTACAAGATATATCAATGAGTTCAATAGAACTGATGGGAATAAGGTTACTAGATATATTAGAAAGTGGATTATAAAAAATATAAAATTCCCACTATTAAGCAATAGAATCTCTAAAGGATCTAGAAAGATTTTAAAAGAGTCTTTTAAGCATCCAGAAACTTTAGTATATCATGTATTGAGATATTCAGTATTTCTTCTCTACTTTACAATCTTATTTCAAGTAGATTTAGAAGATCTTCTTAAAACTATTTTTGAAAATAACAGAGATAGCTGTGATATCATCTTTGAATACAATGATACTAGGGAGAATGCTTTTCAGCGTATCAATAAGATCATCATTATAAACTACAATCTAAACAGTTTATATCTTCCAAATAATGAAAGATTTATAAAAACTAAACTTAGATTAGATATGGATGAGCAGTATTATACTATAGAAGAAACTGTTTACAAATGTTCTACTAAGTTAGAGACTTCTACTGCTGAAGTAGAGTCTTTTAGAAGATTTAGAATAAACGAAAAAGGTTTGATTCAAAATCCTAATTACAGCTTTAGTACTAAACTCAAAGCCGAGGAATACAGTAAATATTCTGTAATGGCTGTAAATATAATGGGAATTTTAGATATAATTTTAAGATCAGTCTTAAATGTTGGAGTTGCCAAACAAGTTGTAGATGATACTAGAGCATAAACTTGCTCTAGTATTATTTTTAACTTAAATTTTGGTCACATACTATAATAGTGTAAGGAGTGATTAAAAAGAACAATGAAACAAGTAGTAAGTTTTGACAATATAAAAGATACATTCGTTGAAGCTCATATTTCAGATCTTCATTTTGGAACTATAGAGCCTATAACTGAATATAAAATCTTAAATGAACAATTTTTAAACTATCTTGAAATGATGAATGTGTTAGATATAGTATCTGTTAATGGGGATATATTCGACCATAAATTTATGGCCAATTCAGATGCTGTAGTGTATGCTATTTCATTCGTTCAAAGATTAGTTGATATATGTAGAAGAAAAAATGCAACCTTGATACTTATAAACGGTACTGGATCTCATGATGCTGATCAGCTCAAGATCTTTGTGCCATTTATGAATCAAGGTTGTGATTTACGAATTGTAACCCAAACTCAATTTTTATTTATCAAAGGCAAGAAGATTCTATGTATTCCAGAGATGTATAACATGGGTGAGCCATATTACAACCAATACTTAGTTAACTCTGGATTGTATGATGCTTGTTACATGCATGGTACTTTTAAAGGTTCTATCTTTGGTAAAAATAAAAGAGATTTAGCATCTAATAGGGAGCCAGTATTTGATATAGAAGACTTTGGTAATTGCAAGGGTCCTATTATATCTGGTCATGTTCATGTGCATGGAGTTTATAGTAATGACTTTTATTATTGCGGTTCTCCTATAAGATATAAGTTTGGTGAGGAAGAAGAAAAGGGATTCATAATTCTTCTACACAATATCAAGGAAAGAAAATATTTAGTCCATTTTGAGCCTATTAAATCTTTCCGTTATGACACTATCAATCTAGATGATATGATAGATAAAGATCCTAGGATTATAATTGATTATATCAAAGCACTATTAGCAGAAGGTATAGATCATCTTAGAATCCTTATTACTAAGAATAATCCTAGAACTATAGATCTTTTAAAGAATTTCTATAGGAGTAAGGCTAATGTAAAAATTGAAACCAACTTTGAACAACAGAAGATACAAAAAGAGTTACATAGTATGAATCAAAGATATCAAAAATATGATTATCTATTTGATAACAACTTATCTCCTGAACAAAAGTTAGTTCAATATATAAACCAAGAGGAAAAAAATGATTTTTGGACTGTAGAAAAGTTTGCAGACTTTATGGCTTATATTGAAAAACTTTAACTCCAAAAACATTATAATACTAATCGAACGAAAATCTAAAAATGGGAGTTTCTAGTATGACAGACTTTGACAAGAGAAATTTAAAATATCAGCCAACGAATACCAAACCTGCTAGAAAGGCCCCTCAAGCTTCTGCTGGCATTTCAGAGTATATACTGAATTCGTTTTGTCGATATGCTCTCTCTATGAATGATAATATCCGTAAGCACGGATTAACCATGCTTAACAGTTTAATCGTTAGGATCAATCCTGAAGATTTTATAAAGAATCAAAACTGTGCTATCAAGTTAAGATTCTTAAAGGCAATTCTAGATAACAGAATGAAAGGTTTGAACGATAGAGAAATGATTCTATCTAATATTAACCTTGTCATGGATATAACCAATCTAGAAAAAGACCAAGCTCTCTGTAGAGAATTATCGAATGATGAAGTAATATCTATAGAGGGAAATATCTCTATGCTGTTGACCAATACTGAAGTCGATGAGCATATTAATGTGTTATTAGAGGCTATCAATAGATATCAAAATGCAGATTTTAGGGAGAAGAATCAAACGATTGATTATTTGAAATCTAGAATCAGTGATATTCAAACAGTATTTAGACGTAATGAAATTAATAAAGATTCATCTGATACATTATTCAGATTATCACAATTAGAAACAAGCGTTCCAGATATTCATAAATATGTGACAAGTCCATCATATAAACTAGTTACTGGAATGCAAGGTTTCAATGCTATGCTTGGTGGCGGATTCCAAAAAGAACGTGTGTATTCATTCTTTGGTGCATCTGGTTCTGGTAAGACTACTACTTTAGAAAATATAATGTATCAGTTATGGAAATATAATCAAGATTTTATAACACAAGATAAATCTAAAAAGCCATGCATTGTATTACTAACAATGGAAAACTTGGTTGTGGAAACAGTTTGTTCTTTATATCATATCATGACTAAAGGCAAGTCTATGGAAGCATGTGCTACAGCAGAGGATGCAATAAATCAATTTAAAGAATGCCAATTTGAATTCGATCCAGAAAATAAAAGAGCTGTTGAGTTAGTTATCAAATATAAACCAGTAAACTCTGTAGATACGTCTTATATGTATAAGATAGTAGAAGACTTAGAGGATGAGGGTTTCGAAACTATAGCATTCTTACAAGACTACATGATGCGTATCAAACCATCTGAAAGAACAAAAGATGTTTATCAAGATTTAGGTACAGTAGTGAATGATTTTAAAACATTTGCAATCTCTAAGAAGATTCCAGTAATCACAGCATCTCAGCTGAATCGGGAAGCAATGAAAATCATTGATGAGGGAAGAAATGCTAATAAGTTAGATTCTATTAAGAAACTAGGCCGTGCAAATATTGGTGAGTCTATTAAGATCGATACTAATCTTGATGGTACCTTTATTATAGTTCCAGAATATGATAAAGAGGGTAATAGATATCTTGGTATTAAAATGACTAAGCATAGATACAAACTTCCTACTACTCATAGATTAGACTCTATCTTCCAACCATTCTATCCTAAATCTGTTGCATTAGTAGAAGATCTATTTGAACCAAAAGCAGTATTTAGAGAGTCTCTAATAAATAACGATATAGAAGAGGTAACTTCTAAATTTGGTACAACAGAACATGTATCTATCAATAATCCTGCTAAGAGATTAGAGGCATTGAACAAATCTGTTGATATGACTTCTGGTTCTGGATTGGTAAAGACTGCTAAAAAAGATAATAGTGTATCTATGCCTACAGAAACTATGGTTGAAAGACCAGAGACTAATATCAAAGATACCAAGCTTATAGAGATGACTCCTAAGTTCTCATTAGATAGTGAAGATTCTTCTCCATTTGCAAAAAATAAAAAGAAAGAGGTTGTAATTCTAGTACCACCTCCTCATCTTAACAAACAAACACATTAAAGTGGTGGTATGGGAATAATCCCATACCACTATTTTTTGTTTAAGATGAAGAAGTACTAGAAGAACCAATAGATGCTGTAGAAGAATAAGATTTAGAAATGAACTTATTCACTGGAGTAATAATCTTATCTCTAGAATGTTTCTGGTTATAGGTATTCATTGCCATAGACTCTTTATTATAGATAATAGATAAAGCTTTAGACAAAGCAGCCTTAGGTAATAAATACAATGTTTTATTCGGAATTGTAAATTCATGGGTGCTACAGATATTATTCAAACGTAAAATGATGTAGAATAACTTAGTAGAGCCATAGATTTTATATGCGAGCATCTTAGGATTGTATTTGTATTTGTTTACCTCTTGAGGAGATAATTCAATCAAAATACATTGCTCTTTTAGATCTGTTAGATAATCATCTAATAGATTCTTTACTACGAATTCAAACCCATCTCTAGTTTCATAATAAGAGATAGATTTATAATCTGAATTATCACTAGCAGCATTACCAGTATCTATAAACTCTTTAAGAGTATGAGTTTCAGTAATACTTAGACTAGCACTATTATAGTATATTGCCATCGGTATCTCCTATTGTTCTATTCCAATAATTTGTGGTTTAGTAATATCCCCACTTAAAAAGGTGACTATAAATCTAGTACCTACTGGGATATATTTTTTAGGGTAAGTTCTTGTAACTTCTCTTGGAAGAGCTAGTTTCACTACAGCAGTTCTTCTAACCTCTCCAAAATCTAAACCATCTGTTTCTTTATTCATAAGGTTTGGAATAGATACCTGATTTCTATATAAGGCACGGCTATTATTTTGCATACCACCAGTCATTTGTAACTTGAATAGTTGTTCTCCTGGATGGAATTTATTTACATAATCATCTAAAAGAATAGCAATTTCTGTACTAGAGTTTACGTTATGAGTACTCATATTAATTATCACCTCTTTCATTATTACAGTGTCGAGATGTAAAATCTAAAAACGTAGTTGATAAAATAGTAATAGATATATTTGAAGAAAGGAAATTTTATTATGGCAAAGAAAAAAGTTAATGTGTTAGGCGGAGAGATTAATTCTTTAACAGATTTTAGAGCATCCACTTGCACTAATCCAGAATTATCTGAAAGATTCATTAATGATGTATTAAGAATCACTGGTTTGGAAGAAGACCATGAGGGTTATATTGTAGACACAGAAGAGGATTTTGAAAATCCAGATTATATCGTGGTAAGAGGTAAGTTCTTACGTCATGCTAATAGAGGTATTCTTCATAAGAAAGATTTAATATTTGATCCATACAACAATCCTATCATTATGGATGAGTTATTAAAACAGTATTTACAGAAGTCTCATCCAGAGATTGTATCTGCTCAAATTATGTCTGCTAAACCAAACCAAGCTCCAAAAGTAGATACTTATGGATATATGACTTTATTATACTCTAATGGAGCTAAGATTCAAACAGATATGCATTATAAAGATTCTACTAAATATTTAGAAGCCTATATGAGATTAGAGGCTATGACTAATGGCCCAGTTAGAGAGATCTTAGGTATATATGATGCATATGAAAAAGAATACTTTGAAGCTCTTGAAAATGAAAAGGTTAAAAAATGAGAATAGATTTTGAATTAACTGATGAACAGCAAGCTCTTATAAAAGCTGCTGTTCATTGGTACAAACACGAATCAGAATTAGTATTCCAATATAGTGCTCCTGCTGGTGCTGGTAAATCTACAGTAATGCACTGCATCATAGATCAGTTAGGATTAAGACCAGAACAAGTGGCTCCTATGGCATACGTTGGATCTGCCGCTATTGTTATGAGATTGAATGGGTTTCATAATGCATCTACTGCACATTCTTGGTTATACAAATTAGAAGTAAAGAGTGAAAAAGATGGAGTTATGGGAAAAGAATATACTACTAAGAGATTCGTGTATTCCCCATTAGATCCTAATGAGATTAAACTCATATGCGTCGATGAAGCTTCTACAATACCATTGAAGATGAGACAAGAGATGGAAACAAATGGTATTAAAATATTAGCATGTGGAGATCTTAATCAGTTACCACCAGTAGCAGATAAACCAGGGTTTCTCTATAATGGTAAGGTGTTTAGACTATCTAAGATTATGAGACAAGCAAAACATTCTGCTATCGTAGAGATATCAAATATGCTTATAAAAGGTATACAGCCTAGAATAGGCAACTATGGCGATGTAATGGTTATATCAAAAGACGATCTTAATGATGATATGATCAAAGCTTATAAGACAATTATTTGTGGTACCAACAAGACTAGGGACCAATTCAATGGCTATGTCAGACGTAATATTTTGAATACGTCTAGCCCAGTTCCTATAATAGGAGAAAAGGTAGTATGTAGACAGAATAACTGGAGAGTTGGGGTAGATGGTATTAATCTAGCTAATGGTTTAGCTGGTACAGTTACCAACTATCCATCTATTACTGGTTATGAGGCTAAGAGTTTTATGATGGACTTTGTTCCAGATCTATTTCCAGATATTAAATTTGAGAAATTAAAATGTGATTTCAAATACTTCATATCCGATTATAGAACAAGACGTGAAATGAAGTCTATGATGAATAATAAATTCAGTTCTAAATTAGAAAAGTTTGAATTTGGTTATGCAATTACTACTCATATATCTCAAGGATCTCAATACTTTACTGGAATTTATTTAGAAGAGCACTTACATAGGGATATCCAACGCAATCTAAATTATACTGGAATTACTAGATTTAGGAATTCTTGTGTATATGTATTACCTGTTAGACGTATGATGATTCCTGTAAGAAAATCTGTTGTATCCTTAAACGGTCAATCTATACTATAAAGTAATATAAAGAAAAAGAGGGTCGTAATAACCCTCTTTTTTTGTTTTAAACTACACTTCAAATGTATACTATAATAGTGTAGTGTAGTTCTAATTTAACCATATAAGGAGGAATCTAGATGCCGATTTTTAGAGAACGGAAACAAATAGTACAGCTATTTGACCCCACTACTAGAGAAGAAGTAATAATTGATGACAAGCCATATTTGTTGTTATTCGTTCTTGCTGGTAGTGATACTACAGATGAAGGTGAGTGGTTAGCTCTCAGAGGTAGAGAGACTGTATTCCAATATCTTCTACAATCATTCATGAATTATGACTGCTTAAATAGTTACGTCATGAGTGGTAATCTCGGATTAGGTCGTGAAGTGTCCATCTATTCTTTTTTACGAATGCTAATAGAAAAACATTTCCCAGATCAAGGATTAACAGTTGAAGAATTAGATGAGTATGTAACAGATTATGCTAATCAAGATAAAGATGATAATTTCATGACTCCAAACGATCTTCAACTCTATTATTACAAAGAGATGAACTCACCGACTAAATAGTACTCATTAGAAATTAGTATTAGAAAGTAGGTGAAATTAAATGAGAGAAATCAAACCTCAGTTTGTAAACAAGAAAACAGATAAAAGCATGTTTTTGGATAAGATGTATGGTGGCAATCGAAATGAAATCATTACTATGGATCATATTAGAAGAAACATCAAATTCTTATTTAGAGATATAGCTAGAGGATCTGTAACAAATCCGAAGTTTGAAGAAGCGTTAAAATCAGATACAAGAATCCTACAATATGCATTGGATATGCTTGCATTTGATATTAGAAAGACTAATGTACTTTTAATAGCTTTAAAATCTGGAGGTCCAAACTTGTATACTCAAATTGGAGACTTTGGATTAGTGAATGAAGTTATTAATGAATATACTGCTAAGATGATTATGTATCAGCTTATGCATAATGGTATTTCTGCTTATGTTCAGACTGGCGATTTTCTTCAACTTAGAAACATAGGGATGACGTTAAACAACCAATTCAATAGAAAGTACCAATCGGTATTCTTCTAATGAATGGATATCGCTCGATATTTCATAGAACTACACTATCAAAACACTCTGTAAGAAGAATGAGACAAAGGGTAAACCTTCGAAGTAAGAAGGGACGTAATAAATTTGCAAGAAATATAATCAAATATGGCTTGTGTCTTTATGATATACCCCGTCATCCTAAATTCACGTCCTTCTTCTATTACATGAAGCATATGTGTAAAAAAGCTAATGATAAGAGCCCATTATGTAAGGTATATTTTTACAAGAACTTTATAGTTCCTGTATCAATAGATGGAGTGATTATTACTTGTTTTGAGGTCAAAGAAGATTTCAAACAAATGTTTGATGAAATAGTAGAGTACAGAAACAAATTAAAAGATTCTAAGAATATTACGGAAACTTTACTCCAAGGATTCGTATCTCTTAATTAGGTTTACATTCAAATAAACCTAATTTTTAGAAAGCGAGGTATTCAATCTTGGAAACAGTTGATGTTGTAAAATTAAGAACTCTTTGTGAAAAAGCTGAGACTGAAGTAAGACGCGGCGATGGTTCTATTGAAAAAATGAAATTTCCTACTCATGTCGTATGCGATAACAGTTTGAATGTAATAGATTATCATAATGGAAATGTAATTTGGAATGATGCTGAAGGTTATTTCGTATATTTCCTAGTAACAAATCCTAGTACTATTCATAACTCTCCATCTGCTGGTATGAGTTTTGGTGCTAAGTCCATGGTTCCAGCTGCTATGATCTGTGTAGATTATGGCGAAATTCAAAATATTCGTTGTGAATTGAATGAAGAAGCATTTGAAGCTGTTGCTGCTGCTTTAAATATGACTCAAGATCAAATCGAATATAATAAACATCGTTTATTTGAACAAACAAATGCTGATATTGCTATTCAAAGAAAACGTATGTATGCTTATTCCAATCAAGCACATAAGAACAGTCCTGATGGAAAACGCAACTTTACTGATTTGGAAGAATATGATAAAACTGTTCATCCAGTTTCATATTAATAAAAAATTAGTATAAGCATAACACTTTTATAAACAAATGTAATTTAGTTGCATCCGAAAATTATTAACCTAAACAAATTTTTGGTTGTAAACTATAATAATGATACCAATTTGATATACCTCGTTATGAGGTATATCATCTGGGTATCGCTTTTTTCCATTTTTATCCTAGGAGGGAAAAATAATGTATAACTTTAACAACGGCTATGGCCAACAATTCAATGGAATGACTTATGGCAACAATGCTCCTCAAAATCCAACAATGTCTCAATTGTTGAGTCCTGAAGAGATGTCTGAGATCCAAAAAGCTCCTCAAGCATTCCAAACAAAACTCACTCGCGATGAGTATCTTCGTGCACTTTGTACACACAAAGATCAAAACGGTAATATTAAATTGGAAAAATTAGCAGACGGCCGTTATCACTGCCCAATTTGTAATTCCGATTTCAATTTGATCGATTTGAACTCTGCTAAAGGCGATATTGAACAAATCTGCTTGAACATGAATGATTTGTATCAATCCATCAAAACATACTTGCCTAACCCAACTAGCAGCATGCGCGATATCTACATGATGATTGCATTCTTCAACAAAATCCCACAATTATGGGGTATTGCTAAAAATGCATTTGAAAAAATCACTAACGTTAATGGTGTATTACAACCTGCTGACGAAACTAACGCATTCCAAATCTTGGGTAACATCTTTAACCAACCTGGTTTTGGTGGTCTATACCCAAATAACTTCCAAGCTGGTATCGGTAATCCAGCTATGATGTACAATGCAGCTCCAACAGCTCCTGTATATGGTGGTCAACCATTCCCACAAGCTGGTGGTATGCAAGTACCTAATCAACCAATGCCTAATTTCCCAAGTCCAAACCCAATTGGTACTGTAGAGGC